TGACGGAAAGAGCGGGGCTAGAAGGCGTCACTTCGCATACGCTACGGCATTCGTATGCCAGTGTGGCGGGTGATCTCGGATTTACCGAGATCACTATTTCTGCGCTTTTGGGGCATGCGGCGGGCAACGTCACGCAACGATATGTCCACCATCTTGACAGCGTCCTGATCGCGGCGGCGAACAAAGTTTCCGGTGAGGTGCTTAGAATGATGATGACAGACACTCAGGAGTAGTTTTGCAAGCGTCTGCCGGAAGAACACGGGATCGCAGTTGTCGGCTCAAAAAACTTGCTATAACTCTTGGTGGCATTGAAAACGGTTGGCGGTTACCCACATAGGTAACTGGCAGCAGCGTTTAAGGCGTGTTAACGTCCATTCAATAATGATTGAGGGCCTACGAGGCACTTGCAAAAAAAAGCGCTTGCAACAACGATCTTTTTTGCTGCATATGCGTTTTACAGTACGAGCACACGCGTGTGGACTGGATTTCCCTTGAGGAAATCTGGAAAGCCATCCGAAGCTTGAATTACCTGCTTGCGGGTTAATTTGAGCGTGTTCGTAACATCTAGACTTTGGACTTCGTCCGGCCGGGCGCCTCCTTAGTGGTTGTTACGATCCGTAGGTGTGAGAGATAAGTTGCGGTAGAGGAACGCATAATCTCGTTGTTCGAAAGGCAAGCAAAAATATGCGGGTATCGCGCTTTCACGCGACCCGTTTCAAAGCAGGGCCGATGGCGCTAATAGCGACATCGGCCTTTTCTTATTGATCTTAAATAATAAAATCGTTGGGTGCGATGTTCACGTGTGTTTTTTTCGGCGGGCTGTCGTGGCCATGGCAGTTTTCATAGGCTGACTTCAGCTTTCCTTTGACCGGTGTGCAGTCATAATGAAGGCAATAGTCATACGCTCCGCCGAGACGGCTTCTAGCATTCAGCAAGCAATCGATCGGGTGACTTTTTGCGACGCTGTTCCTCAAATACCCGTGGCGGTCGTTGCCTGGACTTTTGAAATAAAGAACTCCGTCAGACAGCGCGTGTTTCTTCGCATCAGGCGGTGTTGCCCAAGGGTGCTTGGACAGAAACCTATCTATCTCTTCGCCAACCAACTTGTCCGGATCTTCGCTGTGGGCTGCTTCGCCATATATCTTTCGGAGAAGTTGCGTCAGATTGTCGCTACCGAAATTGCGGACCGGCAGCAGTAGAGGATTGAGGTTGCGAACATTAGTTCGGTGGGAAATTACATTCGATGTCGCCCTCACGCTTCTGCTTGCCTGAATAATCTCAATCGCAAAGTCGTTCAGTAATTTGTTGCGTTCCGGCTTGTTCCGCGCGGCTTCTAGGTCGGGCAAAACCAGTCGTCGGGGGAGTGCGAAAGGGAAGAATTTTTCTAAAAGGCTGGCTGTGCTCTTATCGCCGTAATCGACATACAGCAGCAGCGTTACAACGGGATCTTTCTCGGGCTTCCCTAAGCAATGCTCATAAACTTGTTTCAAGAGATGATCCGCGTGCTTAGGGTCGTAGCCATTTGACCACGCGGTTGGGGTTACAAAGAGCTTTCCACCCGGAGCGATTCTGTTTTCGGCTTCCTTCCGAAGTCGATCAAAAAATGGGACCGGCAGGCCCGCGATGACAAGAGAATATTCTGTCATTGCTCGCTCTAGCACCTAGCCCATCAAACACTTTTATTAAGCAAGGTAGCGACGACGTCCAAAGGCAAAGAGACAGAGGATAACTGTTTCTTGTCCAGCGTCTCTATGACAGCGTGCAGCAGCGTCCGGGCTTGTCCACCGGAGGCGCTGGCACTCCTGCCAAAATGAGGCCTTGCCAAGAACTGTTCAGTCTTAAAGCCTCTTTGCTCAATCCAGCGATGAATGTTTTGAGCGATTGCCTTATCGCGTTCCTTTATATCCGTCGGTGCAATATACTCAGGCTCAATAAGCTCGTGGGAACTCGATGGCGAAGACTGAGTATCTTCAAATGTAAAGTTCTCAATGTTCAAGAAGCGCGAGTCGCCTTCTAATGGTACAGAGAATGCTGCCCAAAAACGATAATTAAATCGTTCTGTCTTCTTCTCCTCTTCTTTTTCTTCGGTCGCTTTGTAAGCAACATCCCTAGCGTTCTTTAAAATTATGGACTGAATATTCTTGTAATCGCCAGTGATTATTATTTCGTATTTATCGGGAAACCTACTCTTTATGAAATCAGCGAGGCTTTTCGCTTCTTGCTTGATGATTTTGAGGTCGGCGCCGAGATCCTTGCCTAGCTTGCTAAGCAGATATGGTTGGCAGGTTGTCGCAATTTCTGCGTCTGCTAGTCCTTCAACTTTTTTCTCGATCCTGGAAAGCTCATCCGACACGTTCATAGCCCTAAACTTCGCAATATAATCAGTTCCAGCCATCTACACTTAGATCTTCGGGAAAAACCAGAAATATTTTGCGGAAGCTAGTGCCATCTGACTTAGTTTTGGGCCCCGCTCAACCTCGCTCCGAGGTTGAGCGGACGGCCTTCGAAAGGCGCTCTTCGGCCCAATTATCCAAGTCCTGAAGGTGGTAAAGAGGAATGCGACCGCTATACTGCATGGCCGGCCCGCCGCCAACAGTTGCCATCTTGGCGAGTGTAGAGACCGCAATGTCGATGCCGTGCTTAGAGGCGAGATAATTCGGCACATCGCTGCGACGCAGACGCGGGCGCTGCAGAGGCATCGGATTGACGGTTGTAGGTTCGATGGTGATCATTCTAGCGTTTTCCTTTGATGATACGGACGGTTTCAACGAAGCCGGCGCGCTGGCGGCGGGCCTGCTGCTCGGCTTGCAATGAGTTGGCGGCGGTGGTGGTGACGGTTGCGCCGTCATAGAAGCGGACACGGAAGAGCCGGCTTTTCGGGGTGGTTTTAGTAGCGGTCGGCTGTTGCATGTTCTTCGCTCCGTTCGTGGGAGCAGAGCGGGCGAGGGGTGACGCCCGCTCCGCTGATATCAGCCGCCGGCCATTTCCGGCTTGCCGGTGAATTTCGGCAGGTCCAGCGCGGCGGCGGTGTCGTGGAGGGCGAAGTTGACGGCCTTGGTGATGTGGATATCCGGGCGATAGAGCATGAATATCCACGAAAGAACGCCGTCGCGCAGGCGGTAGCGCAGGCGGACCGGCACGCGAATGCTTTCGCCCTCAAAGAACGGCGCGATACTCAGAATGAAGATGCCCGGCACCGTGATAGGCTGGCCGGCTGCGTTCTTGTGGTCTTCTTCGAATACGATCTGGCTTTCGCCGGATTGCAGCTTGACGGCATTCTTGACGCGGGTTTCCGCATTGACTTGCAGGCCGCGCGAAAGCTCGATCAGCTCGTTAGGATAGGCAACCTTGGTGTTGAACATGCCGCCGAAGTCCTTGGCCTCGTCCGCGTCGGGCAACGACAGCTCGGCAATATGGTCTTCGATAAACTCGGCAAACTCGCCCTGGGTCATGGGCTTACTGTCCTTGGAAACCCAAGCCTTCCATTCCTCGGAGAGCGGGAAAGCGTAGTGGATGCGGTGCCTGCCGTTGTCCGGGTCTGCGCCGTGATAGTCGATGACTGCGGTAAAGCTCGGCTTCTGCCAATCGGTGATGGCAAAGATAGCGCTGTTTGCCGTCTTGTGGCGCTCGACCAGAGCGATGAACGAATCGAGCGTCTCCACGCTCGCCGTGCCGGTCTTGCGTTCGGGACGGTCGCGCCATGGGGCGAATACGTTTGACAGCTCTATGACACGCCCACTTGACGGGTCTAGCAGCGCCGGAACGCTTGACGGGATACCCTTAGCATTTGCCGGCGCGGCCACGGTGATGATGCGGGCATTCGCTTCCGTCGCAAGCTTGGCGATTTCGGCCACGGCGGCTTTTGAAGATTGATCCATTGTAGTTCCTCTATTGGTGCGCGGTTGCGCGGTTGAAAAAGCGGGAGGGGTTATTGCTGCGCGCTGCTGACTTCGCGCGGCGTGAACATGTCGTGTTGGCGGGGATGCTCGGCGGAAAGCGCGCCGTCCTCGACAACCCAAAAGACCGAGTTCTTTCGGGGCAGCTTCGGCGTCTTGGATTCCATGTCGGCTGAAATCGTGACCATGCCGTCCTTGACGGACAGGCCAAGTTTCAGGGTCACGGACCCCTTGAACGTCGCCATGGGATTGTCTTCCGACATGGCGGACAGCTTTTCGAGCGTGGTGCCGATCTCTGCCGAAAAGGCCGGGTTGAGTTGGCCGTTTTCCAGCATGCCGATGATCATTGAGGCATCGCGTATCTTCTTCATGCGCGGTTTCCTTTGGTCGGTTAGTGCGAAAGCGTGAGTGCCAGCACGGCGAAGGCCATGGCAGCGGTGATGAGACCGATTGCAGCGCAGAGCGCGCGCACTTCCATAGCGAGCCGGGGCAGGCTCACGGGCGTCTCTGTCATTGGGGAAATGCGGAACATGATGTGATCTCCGTTCATCCGTTCGGGAAACCGGCCCGAAGGCCGGAAACCGGAGCGGATGGGGGATCACTCGGCGATATCGCCGAGCGCTTGGTTAGCGTTATCCCTTTGCGAAGCGGCTTCGTCCGAGGCGTCGATTGCGACAATGGAGGTCCCGATCTTCTCCACGCTGAGGGATTGTTCGGTGTAGGCACCGCTGACCCGGTCAAACAGTTCTGATTGGGTTTCTTCGCGAAGGTCGCCAGCCTTCACCATTGAGTCCGCTTGATCTTGCATCATCCACCCGTAGAGGCGGCCTTCTTCAATGGCATCGGCGATTTCTCGAATTAGATCGGCAGTTGATTCTGCATCTTCAAGGCCGCAGCTAAACGTCTCTTCGTGGCCCTCGTGGTGTTGAAGCTCGTTTTCGCCATCTTTGATGATGCCGTTCAGGTCGATAGACAGCGAAATAGTCATGAGGTCTTGTATGTGGGGCATTGCGCTTCCTTTCATCCGTTCGGGAAACCGGCCCGAAGGCCGGAAACCGGAGCGGATGCCAAATCAGGCGGCGCGCGCGGTTTCTGCTGCGCGCAGCATTTCCGCCGCCTCGGTTGCGTGCTTCGCGATTTCGTCTTTGGTGAAACCTTCGGCCCGTAACTCGGCCTCAGTCATGCCGACGCCGCGTTCGCGTGCCAGATCGGCCATCTCTCTCGGAATATTGCGCATGTTCTCTCCATCGTTGCGTTGAGCCGGGCGGAGTGAGTTCGCAAGAAAGCACGACATTGCCCGGTCGAATGCCGAGCCTGCGTCCGCAAGGCTCGGATGCGCTAAAATTCGCGATAATCGCAAAATAAGTCAAGCCACAAAATAGAGATAATCGCGATTATCGATCAGCCAGCGCGAAATTCAGCGCGCGAAATCGCGTTTTCCGCATGGAATGGCAGATCAAAAACGACTCGACACTGCCACCAGAAGGTGCTTTCTTGCCGTGAACGAACAAAGAACAAACAGGAGAGAAAATGAAGAGGCCGCCGGTAGATCACCCCGATGCAATGAGGTTGATTATCGAGTTGTCCAGCCTTTATGTGGCTTGCGACGACTGCGGCCATTCTCGAAATCTTGGGGTCGAAAGCCTGCGAAAGGCTGTCGATTTAGGCGTTCATAGCTACATGCAACTGTGCCGGAAAATCAGGTGCAGCGAGTGCCCAAAGGGCCTTCCGGCCTTTCGAAATCTCACTATTCGGCCCACTTGGCGATGTGATGAGCCGCGTTATAGCATCGCGTGAAATACAACCTTATGGATGCTAAAAACCTTGTCCATGGGGAATTCAAGCTCATGTCCTTCGCCATCGGCGGGATTGTACTGGTATAGTCTGAGGACTTGAGAGTTCTGGCTTTCGTATCGCTTAATGTAGCTGAAGACCTCGCCGCTCTCATCGTCGCCGAGTATCTGCACAATAACGTCGTCGCCTTTGCGATAGCGAGCATTGGGGTTTACCCACGCCGTTTCGCCATGAAAGAATCTCGGCTCGCCGGAGGTGCCTTGTACTTGTACCGCGTAAGCTCCCTCGACGCCTTCCAGGCCGGGCGGGCAGAAGACCCGCGCTATGTCTTGCCCGTTCATTATGAAGCGGCCGTTTGCGCCTGCAGAAATCTGGCCGCGCAAAGGAATTGATGTGTCTCCGGGAAATACCTGCCACTTAGGCGGGAAGCTAGCATTTGGTGATGGGCGAGATTGCGCCGGCATCGCCGTTGAATGATCTTGCTGGTCGGAAATCCAGCTAGCCATTTCCTCGTAGCCCGGCGGCAATTCGTTGAAGAATTTGGCGATTCCGTGGAGTTCTTCCAAGGCGATCCTGCGAGGCTCTTTTCCAGCCTCCAAGTTCTTCATGCGCGTGATTTGCGTCGGGCTGACACCCAGGGTGCGCGCGAGCGCACTTGCAGTGCCGTGGGGCGCGGCATCCAACTTGTTGGTCAACCAGCGTTTGATTTCGTGTTGCGGGTCTAGCATCATTTGACTTTCGCGTAATCCGCAAAAAAATCCATCGCGAAAAACGCCATGGTGCGGTTGACAAAAAGTAGCGATAATCGCAAAGATCGCGATATGAGCGAAAAACACCTAGATCCGGCAAGGTCTGTCATTGCCAAAATTGGGATTGGCGAAGTGTCTGCCATCACTGGCAAGCACATTTCGCGTGTTTACCGCTGGATGTATCCGAGGCATCGCGGCGGCACGGGTGGAATTATTCCGCAAGCTGATGCGTTTCGTTTGCTCGCCCATGCAAGGGCGACCGGTCTCGATCTCAAGCCGGATGACTTCTTTTCGTTTACTGAGGCCGCAGAATGACCGGCCTCGCTCACCTTTTGCGCGGCCAATCCTCCCGGCCTGCTGCACCCCGCGCCGCGGCGCTTTCTTGTCTGCCGCCCGGCGCGGGGATTTCTCGTTTTGCATGTGGGCCTCCGTAGCTTTGTAGCGCCCTGAATTTCTCATCTTCGATCATTTCCCACCACGGGAAAAACACCGGGAATTTCCCGGTGCGGGAAAGGTTTTGTCTCATGAATCAAACTGCATGGTTTCATCGCATCAAGGCAGCGCAGCGCGATCTCATCCGGCTTGTCGGCGGTATCGAGCGAGCTGCGGAAATCTCCTCGATCTCGAAAAGTCACATCGGGCGCATGAACAATGCGACGGACCCGGAAATGATGCCGTTGCACGCGGTCTATGCCCTGGAATCCGACTGTGGCGTGCAGGTTGTCACCTCGGCGATGGCTGAGCTGCACGGCAAGCGGCTGGTCGAGCCGGAAAGCGAGCGCGGGGCCGATCACTGCCTTATCGCCGCCTATTCCGACATGGTGCGCAAGGCCGGCGACCTGATTTCGGGCGGGGCAGTTGCGATTGCCGATCTCATGGTGACGCCAGCGGAAGCGACCAAGATGGATCGGGACGCGGCGGAACTGGAAATCGGGATTGCGGCACTGCGCAAGGCGCTCGCCAACGTGAAAGCGCGCGGCGGGCAGAGGGTCGGCCTCCATGCAGTTGGAGGCGGACAATGAAGCCGCAAACCGATCACGCCATTGATGAGCTGATGTCCCGCCCCTTGTCCGAACGAGCAAGGGGTTTTCTGCGTGAAGTGCAGTTTGCCGGCGGACGCGTCGAAATCGCAACCGGACTTGGCCGTCGCCAACTTGCGCTGGAATGCCGCCGCTGTGGTTATCTGCATATCTGTGCAGACGACCGCACTGCCAAGCTGACCGGCCTCGGGCAAGCCTACCTCAACCGATTGATGAGGGCGAACTGATGCCCGTCTATCAATCTGTAAAACTCCCCAAGCCCGGCCCGAACGCGCTAGCGCTGATCACGACAGCGGTTAGCGAAGGCGTCGTGAAGGCAACAGAGCCAAGACATGTGACGGCGGCAAACAATGCCGTTGGTAACGGCTATCTGAAACGCGACAAGCAAGACGCGAAAACCTACTATCCGACCGAGCGCGCCCGCGAAGTGCTGGCGATGCTGCAAGGCATAGCGGAACCAGGCGACTTGCCCGCTTCTGCGGATATCCCTCAAAATTTGCCGGATATCCTGCCTACTGCCGACGCCTCCGGGCTGGTCGCAACTGTCGAGCGGGCGCGGGCGCTACTGGACGAGGGCGATATCGTCAACGCGCGTATCGTCGCCTCGGTTGCATATGCCACGGCCAAGACGGCGGCACAATTCGCCGAACAGATCGGCGCGACGGAAAAGCTGATCGCCAAGGCGCGGCGGATGCAGGCCGACGCGCTTCTGATCGAAGCCCGCGCGAAAATCCTGATTGCTGACAAATGGGATGAGGCGCAGGCGGCGGGTAAGGCGTCGAAAGGCGGTCGGCCCAAAACCGTTTCCGATGGAAACGGTTTTACATCGGAGGAAACCGGCCTATCCCGCAAGGAAATCCACGAGGCGCGCAAGCTGGCGGCGGCGGAACATCGCGAGCCGGGCATTGTCGAGCGCGCAATTCAGGCGCGGCTTTCTGCCGGGCTTGGGCCGACGCGCGCCAATCTTCGGGCGGCGGTGGGCACGGCGAGCGCTACGAAAGAGGCGCGTGGACAGAACCTTTATGAAACTCCGCCGGAAGCAATGCATACGCTTCTCGCTCTCGAAACCTTTTCCGCCACGGTTCTTGAGCCTGCCTGCGGGCGCGGCGCGATTACCCGGATGCTTGAGCGTGCTGGCTATAGCGTGGTTCTTGCCGATTTGATCGACTACGGCACGGCGGACCAGCATGGCGAATTGCAGGCGGTGCAAGACTTCCTAACTTCGCATCCGCCGGAATGCGGGTCTTACGACATCGTGACGAATCCGCCCTACGGCGATGTTTTGAACGCTTTCGTCGCCCATGCGCTGCGAGTTTTCCGCCCGCGCAAGATGGCGTTGCTGCTTAACCTCAATTTCCTGTGCGGCTTTGCGGACGATGACCGCAATTTCGCCATGGACGATTGCCCGCCGTCCCGCGTCTACATTTTCAAGCATCGCCTTCCGATGATGCACCGCGACGGATGGGACGGCGAAAAGGCCAGTAGTCGCATGAATACCGGCTGGTTCGTATGGGAGCTACAGGAAGACGGCACCTACGGCGACAAAGATAAGTGGATACCGACGCGGCGCATTGATTGGCAAGACTATATGCCTGCCGAAGCTGCGCAGACGGCGGAAAGCGAGGCGGCATGACGACGCCAGCCCAAGCCGCACGCGAACGCGAGAAGGCGCGCGTTTCCAGATTGGCCGGTATCGCGGACCTTTGCCAAGGCGACCGATGGTCCATCGACACCGATGGCGGGATGACACGCATCGTTGTACGGCGCGCGACAGGTGAGCAAGCTGTGCTTTGCACGATGCACGCCGATGCCCTTCCCGAGGATATCGAGCTTATCAGCGGCGCACTTGAAAACGTGGTGCTGTTTTTAGAGCTTCGTCGCCGTGCAGTCGTCGCGTTGCGGCAAAGCCAGCCTCAAAGGGAAGTACCGCGCCAGTCGCGCGACGGCGATTTCGCGGCGAATGCGGCAATGCTCTGCGCCGAAAAGCCGTTCCATCGCTTTCTTGAACGTCGGGACAGCAGCCGGGCAATCCACAACAAAGACCATGCCGATACCGTGCTGAAAAAGCTCCTCGGCATTTCCAGCAAAAGACAGATCAACACCGAAGCGCGTGCACAGATGGCCTTTCTAGACCTGCGCGCGGATTTCGAGGTGTGGAAACAGGGCAGGGGCCAATGAGCGAGCGCGATTTTCCAGAAGAGTCCATTTCCTACGGCGACAAGTCCACCAAGGCCATGAAGATCGTGTGCGCCTGCTGCAACGCGGTCGCCTACTTCCCCTTTCAGACAGGGGCAAACCGAAAGCCGCCCGTCGCGGCAATTCAGCATTTCCAGAACAAGGGATGGGTGGTCGGCAACGGCCCGCGCAAGGATTTTTGCCCGCACCACGCCAGCCCGGCCAAACGTAAAGGATCGACAGTCATGGCTAACCTTCCCGCTTCGTCCATAGCCGAAAAGCCGCGTGAAATGACGCGCGAGGATCGCCGGATCATTAACGACAAGTTGGATGCGGTCTATGCCAAGGATGCATACAAAGCGCCCTGGACTGATGCCGCCGTTGCCAAGGATTTGGGCGTGCCACGCGATTGGGTCGCACAAGTTCGCGAACAGTTCTTCGGGCCGGCGGCGTCCAATCCGCTGTTCGATGAAATGCTTGCCGGCATGGCGCAAATCGAGGCTGCGTTCAAGGGCTACGCCGAACTCTGCTCCGCCGCCGAAAAGGCCGCAGAAGCGCAAAGGCTCGCCCATACCGATCTGTGCAAGCAGATGGACGCCTATCGCGCCGTAGCGCGCAGGGTTGAGCGCGAGGTGGGGCGATGAGCGCGCTTCTCCCTATCGTTGAAGAGCTAGCGGATTGCGAGACTGACGCGCAGCGTGCGGACTGGCTTTTGCGAGTCCCGGCGGGCGTCATTTGCCGCGATTGCAGCGCTATTCGCCGCATTCTGATGGAAGCCCACTTCACGTTCGGCTTGCAGGCGTTCGCGGTGGAATATTCGGCCCTGCATGCCACACGTTTGGCGGACGGCGGATTGCCGCAGACGGTCGTTCTCAGCGTTCAGGCCATTCGCTCGCTTTTGCGCGAAATCGTGCGGAAAGGCGGTGCACAGTGACCAGCGAGGCGACTATTCGGCGCGGCGCGCGAAATGCCCGCTATACCGCAGTTCCCAATCACGTATTCGAGGATGACCGTCTTTCCATGGAAGCCCGTTGGCTGCTCGGCTACCTGCTATCGAAGCCGGACAACTGGACCGTCGTTGTTGGCGACATCATCAAGAAGGGCGGTTGCGGACGCGACAAGGCGCGGAAGATGATCGCCGAATTGGTCGATTGCGGCTATGCGGAGCGCGAGCAATCGCGCGAAGACGGCAAGTTCGGCGTATCCAATCTGGTTATCTTTGATGAGCCGCGTTCCCCTCCGGTCGCCGACGCGCCGCGCGGGGACAGCGAGAGTGTTGCATTTCTACCGCAGACTGAAATGCCGTCGCCGGCAAAACCGTCGCCGGTTTTACCGTCGCCGGCAAAATCGGCACATAGTAATAACTCATCTCTAGCAAATACTGATTATCAGCAAGAGAGAGATGCGCGCGACGAAGGCTCGGAAGAAAAGCCGGAAGCCGTCGAGCGCGCTTTCCGTCGCTGGTATGCCAAATGGCCGACGCGGGACAAGGACAGCGAATACGCTGGCCGGAAGGCGTGGCAGAAGCTCTCGCAAGAGCAGCGCGCCGAATGCATCGCCAAATCCCCGACCTACATCGAGCGCGCCGAGAAAGCGAAAATCTCGGTTCCGTGGGCCGGCGCTTACCTGACCGGGCGAGATTGGGAAAAGCTTGAGGACCCGAAGTCGGACGTTGCTCTGCCAATCGTCCACAAGCCGTATTCGAGGGCATGGCACGCCGGACGTTGTGCCGAGTTGCTAAAACCCGCCTCGGCCACCATGCCGGCATTGCCGCCGTTGCTTCGGTCCCTCGTGGCCGAAGGTGGCGAACGGGCTGATGCCATCCTGCGGGACCGTCGCATCAAGCATGGCTGGCCGAAGGTCAACACCATGGATGAGCGCGTACAGGACCGTAAGGGCGTGACGGTGGCTCCGAACGTCTTCCGCGTCTCCGAAGGTTTCGACAGCGTTGGCCGCACTGGCGAGTTGTGCGCGGCATGGGAGCGGTTCTTCGCCAGAACCGGTTTGCCATGGGTGCCGACGCCAGACGGAAACGTTGAACGCTTCTTTTTCCCGCCCTTCTCATCCGAAATCACCGACTTGGACGCGGCGGTTAGTGAGGCGTGGTCTGCATTTGAACGGCTAGTTAACGAGGGAATTTCCAATGATGCATAACGTGAAAACCTACGCCGCTTGCAAGACGGTTGATTCCACCCTCTACGATGCATCGCAGTTCGACGCTGTGCTTGATCGTGTCGTGGCGCGGAAGCGAATCAAGGCGACCATGCTCTCCATGGCATCCGAATCGCACCCGTCGTTCGCCAGCAAGGCGGCATGGTTTGCGATCCAAACCCCTGATAATCGTGAGCTGGTTGTGAAAAAACTTTTGGATGACGAAAAAATTGTCACGGCATTTCCGATGGTGCCGGGACCTCGGACCTACAAACGCGGACGAGTTTCTGAGGGCGAGAAGACGCCTTTGCTCGCCGGGTATCTGTTGATCAAAATCGTTCCGTCGCCCGCTGCGTTCGTTGGCTTGCGCCAAGTAAGGGGCGTGGTCGATATCGTTGGCGGCTGCGAAAAGCCGTGGCGTGTATCACAGGAAGATGTGAGCCGATTCATCGCGTTGACGGATTTGGAATTACGCGCTGCGGCTAATTTGGAGTTCAGCCGGGGCGACCGTGTGCTCTTCGGCTTTGGTCCTTTCAAGGGGATTGAGGGAGTGATTGAGAAGCTCCACGCGACCCGCCTGCATCGCAACGACAGCCCGGCTATGCTGCATGCTGACATCACAGCTTGCGTTCATGGACAATGGCACAATCTCAAGCGTACCCCTCTTGCATTGCTCGAAAAGCTGTGACTAGAAAGGGTCAGGTTGATCTGATGATCTCGGTTAGCGTTTGACCCGCCCGACAAGAACGGGCCGGAAGTGAGGCAAGAGCCTCCGCGTGGGTAAACCAGTCAGACCCTGCTTGAATGGCCTCGTTGGAGGCATCGATTCAAGCACGGTGCTACTGCATTGCAAAAATCATCATCATGTCGAAGGCGGTCCAGAGTGATCGCCTTTTCTGTTTCCCATAGGTAGGGCCTGCCGATGACCGCGCTATCCATGCAATGGGTTGACCGCAACCTGTCGGAGTACGGCAAGCGTATCGGTGCGCTGAAAGAGCGCTTCCCGAAGGTTCTGCCGCGCATCGTCAATCAGGTCGGCAATCGCGCCAAGACCGTTGTCATTCGCGAGCTGACCAAACAAACCGGCCTGCCGCGTGCCACCATCGTTAGGGCGATTGGCAGTCCATCGGCGGCGCGTCCCGGTAAGCTCTATTATGACATGATGACCCAAGGCGGGAACATTCGGTTGAAATTTCTGCGACCGAAGGAAACGCCGGCTGGCGTGGTGGCGAGGCCCTTCGGTAAGCCAACGCTCTATCCCGGATCGTTCATGCGGGGTGGCCTATTCCCCGACCGCAAAGACGTTCCAAGGTTCAACGGGCATGTCTACTACCGCTTGAACCGGTCGGGAACGAAGATCACGTTCGCCCGCTCTGGCGTGTTTATCCCGAAAGAGATGACCACAGGCGCTACCTCTGCCGCCTTCCATCGGCTCGCGGCTCCATTGCTCAAGGAACGGGTCGAAGCCGCCTTGAACAAGCTGGTCCCCTGACCGGGCCACCCCCTCGACCCCTCCCGGCCGAGCCCCCCCCCATTCAGGGACCGGTTTGCAGACATCTTCCATGGACGGGCCTGGGGGACTGCGCGATTTCGCCAGTAGCACTTTCAAAAGCGGTACACGGATACACGTGCAATACACGTGTTGATGCATGGGTGGCACACATGAACGAGGAATGGATATCGATCACGGAAGCTGCCGCCCGGCTTACGCAGGCCGGCGACAAGATCGACCGATCATCGCTCTCGCGGTATCTCAAGCAGCATTCCGAAGCTCTGCCCCTCAAGGCGGACGGTAAATCGAACCTCGTCGATTTCGTCGCTCTCATTGCGCATCGTAGTGAGAATGTGCGCCTCAAGACGCAAGTTGTTTCGTTGCCCGGCATGGGAGCCGGGGCGGCGTCGGCTCCGCACATGATGCCTTCTCGCTTCAAGGGCACACAGTCTGACGGTGCCGCGCGTAAGGCGCAAGCCGAAGCCGAACTAAAGGAAATGGACCTTGCGGAGCGGCGTGGCGAATTGACCATTGTCGCCGAAGTCGATCAGGGCGGGCGCGATGCAATCGCCCTCATGCAGAGCGCTTTCGAACGCGCGATTGAAACGGAAGCTGCTGCCTTGTCCCTGAAATACGGATGGGACGAGCGCATGGCCCGCCTCGCGCTCAAAGGCTTTGCGAGGGAGGGTTTGAGCATCTTCAACCGCGAAATCCTGAAGAGGCTCGACGGTATGCGGCGACAGTCCGATGCCGGCGGCGACAATCAATATCATGAAATAGGGCAGGCTTTGCAGTGACCTTTCACGATGTTCGCGCGCGGTTTCCGGAATTGGCGAACGGTGCGGCGGTCCTTTTCGGGGGCTTGGCCGCAGCCAGCCGTCCAGCGGAAGACTTGACGATCAGCGAGTTTGCGGATCGTCACCGCAAGGTTTCGCCGGAATCGGGTTCGCCTTGGCCCGGCGATTTTCGCACCGACCGCGTACCCTATCTCCGCGAGCCGCAGGATTGCTTGCATCCCGATCATCCAGCTCGGCGCGTCACCTGCCGATGGGCGGCACAGCTCGGAAAATCGACTGCCATCGAAAACTGGTTTTGCTTCATCGTGGATCAAGCGCCGGGATCGATGATGATCGTGCTTCCGACCCTCGAAGAGGCGACGAAGTTCAATCGCATCAAACTACAGCCGACTATCGAAGCCTCGAAGCGCATCGCCCACAAGGTTTTGCCCGTCAACAGCCGTGATGAGCAGGGCAGCACAACGTCGTTCAAAAGGTATGCCGGCGGCTTTTGCCAAATTGTCAATGCAGGCTCTTCCAAGGGTTTGCAGATGGTGTCCATCAAATATCTCGCCATGGACGAGGTGACCGGCTACCCGAAAGACGTGGACGGTCGCGGTAGTCCTCGCGATCAGGCGCGCGCGCGCCAGAAGATGTACGGCGATCTCGCGAAAGAGTGGCAGGGGTCCACGCCGGGCATAGCCGGCGAATGTGCGATCTCGGAAGATTTCGAAGGCGGCGACCAGCGTTTCCGTTACATGCCTTGCCCACATTGCGACACCTATCAGGCGCTCACCTTCGACATGATGCGCGGTGCGGACAAGGAACGCGGGCTACCGGTTCACGTTCGATGCACGCGTTGCGATGGTGTAATCCTCGACGGTCACAAGCGGGAGATGGAAGAGCGGGCGCACTGGATTGCCCGCCGCGTCCACGAGGGCGACAAGCCGGTTCCGCTTGAGATTGCGGCAGACGAAATTGGCGAGTGGATTTGCCCGCCCTGTGAGGGGCGCTGCCGCGACTGGCAACCGAGCTATCATTTGTGGGCCGGTTACGCGGTCCGGGAAAAATGGGCGGATATCTGGCAGCGCTGGATTGATGCGCAGGGCGACACAACAAAGCTCAAAGCCTTCTATCAGCAGGACTTGGCTGAGCCGTACGATCCCGGCAGCACAACGGTCGAATGGGAAAAGATCGTCAAGGCGGCAAGAGACGAAATGGTGCCGACCGGCATGGTGCCCGAATGGGCAGCGTTGCTTGTTTCTGCTGCCGACGTTCAAGGATACGGCATCAAGTGGGTTGTCTATGCCATCGGCCCACGCGAGCAATATTGCCTGATCGATCGGGAAATTTTCGAAGGCTCGCCAGATCAGAGCGATGAGCCGTGGATACAGTTGTCCGACGCCTTGAACCGAAGCTATCCGACGCCGGGCGGACGCGAAAAATCAATCGACCTTTCGGGCATCGATTCCGGGTGGTCCACAGACAGAGTCTATCGCTTCTGCGTTGGCCGTCCGAATGTCATTCCACTCGATGGGCGCGAGCCGGTCGGCTTGCCTTGGTTAGGGACGCCCGTAAAGAAGGATGTAAAAGACCATCGCAAGAAGGTCATTGCCAAGGTCTTACTCTATCCCGTTGGTCTCTACGATGTGAAGACTGCCGTTACGGCGGCGCTTGCCAATCTCGTTCAAGGTGCCAGCGAGACCGGGCAGTGGCCGCGCGGCACGATCCATTTCGCGGGCGATCTCTGCGACGAGGATTTTGCCAAAGAGCTTACCGCCGAGTGCTTGGTGGACGAGGAAGAGGAAGCCCGTACCAGCCTCAAGCGAAAGTCGAAGCGGCTCGTAAACCCGAAAGCTGGACGGAAATGGAAGAAGATCAACGGTCGCATGAACGACTGGTTTGACGCGACCGTCTATTCCTATGCCCTCGGCTGGTATCTTCAAAACAAGCGCAAGCTTACGCTCGACCGGTGGGCCGACCTGCTGCGTGAACTGCATGGCGAACCGGAACAGGCCAACGATTTGTTTGACCTGGCTGACCTTAGTCCGTTCGGCAAGCAAGAGCAAAAGCCAGCGCAACCATCTGCAAAACCACGTCAGCGTAAGCGTTGGGGGTCGTACTCATGATTGAAAGCAAACCTCGCATGCGCGTGAAGGCGAATTCGGTGCGGGTCGAGACGCCCGCGCCGCAGCTCGCGCCATCCCGCAAAATGACGGCGCGATATCTTCGGGGTGATCGGGCCGGCACGCTTAGCATGCGCCGAGCGGTCACGCGCGATGCACGGATAGATGTCCGTGAAGCTGCTGAACGTGCTTCCGCGTTGGCCTTCGATTTCATGCAGAACAGCGGCTGGATATCGGGCGCTATTCAGCAGATCGTCACCGATACCATCGGTGAGGAGCTGAAACTTGCCTGTCTCGCGCAGCTTGAGCCTTTCGGTTACACAAAAAAGCAGGCCACGGCATGGTGCCGCCGGGTCGAGCGCGCTTGGCGGCGCTGGGCGTGGAACCCCAAGGAATGCGATCTTGCTGGCAAGGCGACCATTGCCGATATGGCGGAAGCGGCCTTACTCAGTTTCCTTGCGACCGGCGAGGCTTTCGGCCTGCTCGATAATTTGCCGCTCGAAAAGCAGCGACGCCTTGGCGTGAAGTCGGGCACAAAGGTATCTCTGATCGCCTCGCATCGTTGCCCTCGCAGGACAGAGGAAAGCGTCGGACTCGATCAGGGCATTTATCACGATGAAGATAACCGGGCAGTCGCGTATCGCTTTCGCGTCCGGGTGGCGGGCGTCGAGCAGGACCGGACTATCGATGCTTCCGATGTCATCCATGTCATGGATCGCGCCGCGAACCTGAATAGCCCGCGTGGAATTTCGGTCATTGCATCCGCATTGAAGGTCATCGCGCAGTCGGATCAGTTGGCGGATGCGACCTTGGCGACTGCTTTGATGCAGACCATCTTCGCGGCGACCATCAAAAGCCCCGAGCCAAGCGAAACAGCGTTTCAGGCGATACAGACGTTGAACGACATAGACGCTCCAGCCGGCTTTGACGGGGATTGGTCGGAGTTCATCGGCGGGTTGCAGCAAGATTTGCTTGATGTTTGGGACCATCGTATTGGCGCGTTGAAGGAAAAGGGCATATCGATGTCCGATTCCGCTCGCATCAATCATCTTGGCCCCGGCGAAGAATTCCAGATGCACACGGCGGCAACGCCCGGATCGCAATATCTGCCGTTCTTCCAAAATCTCTTGAAGGAAGTCGCGCGTTGCCTCGGCATCACCTACGAGGCGTTGGCGATGGACCATTCCAATGCCTCGTATTCATCTGTCCGAATGGCCGTCGCCAGCATATGGCCGATTGTGTTGCGTCGCCGCACCCGCATCGTAGCGCCCTTCTTGCAGGGCATATTCGAGCGCTGGCTTGATGAGATGATCTTTCGGAAGATCATCCCGTTCAAGGGCGGATATGAGGCTTTCAGTCGGGACAGAGAAAGCGTTTTCCAGACAGAATGGAGCGGTCCCGCCGCACCCTCGGCCGACGATTACAAAGCCGCCCTGGCTGCAAAGATCAGGCTCGAAACCGGCCTGTCCACCTACCATGATGAATGCGCACTCGCCGGCAAGAATGGCGAGGAGCAAATCGTGCAGCTTGGGCGGGAAAAGAAGATGTTTGAGGATGAGGGCGTTCCCCATCCCTTTGGCCGGTCGCAGGGTGGCGGCGGTCCCCTCGGGGCCGCAGCCGTTGGAAACAGGGACCCCGCCAAGGAGGCTGCTTGATGGCGGACATTTCCGACCCGCTGAAAATAGATTGGTGCGCGCGCGCGGTTAAGCTGCGCCGCGTGGAAGAGGCGTTGCTTTCGGGCGAGATGGTTACGGAAGCGCGCTTCGGTGAAGACATGACCCGCTATGCCAGTGCGTCTCTGGCGGAGGTGCAGCGGGCTTTGAATGAGGCCATCCGCAATTGCCAGATTGCGCGAGGCGAGAAACCAGCGCGAACCCGATACGCGATCAGCGGTCGCATGCGCCCTTACTGAGGTCACGGAAATGGCTGCTATTCTTGAAGACGGGAAGCTGCGGCTTTCCGGCTATGTCGGCGATTATTATTTTGAAGACGGCTTCACGTCGGCCGATGTCGTCTTTGCCTTGTCGCAAATCGAGGCCGATGCGGAACTTGCCGTTCACATCAACTCGGGGGGCGGCATTGCTACGGAAGGTGCGGCAATCCACGCGCTGCTTACAGCGCGGCCCGGCGTGACCAATGTCGTGGTTGAAGGGATTGCGGCATCTGCCGCATCCCTTATTGCCATGGCCGGCCAGACCGTCACCATGTCGGCGGGTGCCGTGATGATGATCCATGATCCCAGCGGTTACACCTTCGGGAATTCCGACGATCACAGCAAAACCATCGAAGCGCTCGAAGCTTTGGCAACCTCCTATGCCCGGGTCTATGCGGCCAAGTCCGGCAAGACTGCTGACGAGTGCCGGGACATAATGAAGGCGGAGCGCTGGCTGACACCTGACGAGGCGGTCGCCGAAGGCTTCGCCGATGAGACGACCGAGAATATGGCCAAGGCGGTTGCCGCCTTCGATTACCGGCTTTTCGCCCACGCCCCGAAAAATCTCGTTGCGCTGTCGAAGGCGAAGAACTGGTCAATGACGACCAGTCCCCCTCCCAAACATCAAAACCCTAATTCCACCAAGGAGAAGACCATGAACGACAAAGAGCGCGCGGATAGCCTTGCGACCGAAAATGCCGGCCTGAAAGCGCAGATCGAAAAGCTTACGGCCTCGGCAGAAACCGCCGTGAAAGAAGACCGCGAACGCCGCGCCGCAATCATGGCGCTTGACGAGGCCAAGGGACGCGAAGCGCTGGCCGAGCATCTCTTTGCAACTGGCGTTTCTGTCGATGCCGCCAAGGCAACATTGTCGTTTGCGCCAAAGTCGCCGGAGGCGGGCGAACAGGAATATCAGCCGCCACGCACCATGAACGCACAGGGCCTCAATCGCGAGCCGACCAACGGCAAGCCGGTGGCGAAGTCGGGACTTTCCGCCCGGATCGATGCCCGCGTGCAGCGCGCCAAGGCATAGCCCGTTCGGTTCGCTTTCACTTCACCTGAATCAAAGCTTTTGAAAAGGATATCAACATGGGCACTTTGCCTGTTCTGAAATTCCAGCAGTCGCCGGGCATGTCCAAGCTGCTGAAAAAGGAAGTCGATGCCGAAATCTGCCGTGGCGTCGGGACCCTTCTCGCGGGCGAGGCCGCTGTCCGCTCGATTAAGATGGGCCAGCTCGTCGGCAAGATTGTCGGCACGGAACAGGCTCCAGCCGGCGCGAAGGCTGGCAAGCTGGTTGCCTGGAACCCGGATGCAACGGATGGCAGCCAGATCGTCCACGGTGTTTGCTTGAAGGATTGCGAGGCTGTGCCCGGGGTCGATCTCGTTGACGGCCTGCTTTATTCCCGCCGTCTCTCAATACTCAATCGAGCCGCCATCGTGTGGCCTGACGATGCGATCGACGCTCAAAAGGCTGCTGCGCTCGATGACATCGAGGAGCGTCTTGGGCTGATCGTTCGCGCCTAACCCATCCCTTCATCACTCGCTGGAATTTCCGTCTCGCGCTCGCGGGTAGGGGTTCCCATGCCTTACAGGATACAAGGACCAATCCGCCATGCCGGAAATCGTTTTGCCTTATACTAACGTTGATCTCACGACGGAGGTCAACAAGCTGCCGAATACCTTCGGTCTCTTGAACGCCCTCGCCATCGCGCCGGGGGAACCGAAGCGTTCGCGTCTTGTCCGTATCGACTATCGGGAAGGGCAGATTGTTGTCCTGTCTCATCAGGAACCGGGCGGTCCCGGCGAGATTTCGGATGATGGCGCGCAGTCTGGCATTATCTTATCCATCCCTCATTTTACGCACTTCGAAAACATCCTTGTCGGCGACATCGATGGCCTCTTGGAAGTGGTGAACGGGCAGATCACGGAAGCATCGCTCGACGCCGAGCTTGAGCGCAAGCTCATCACGATCCGTAAAAACCACTCGATCACGCGCGAGTTTCTGCGCCTCGGAATGCTGCGAGGTGAAATCAAGGACGGCAAGCTGCGGACGCTCTACAATCTCTATGACGTCTTCGGCGTCGAACGGAAGGAAGTCGATTTCGTCCTGGGCACTGCCGGCACCGATGTCCGCCAGAAGTGCGAGGAAGTCAGTGACCATATTCTAACCAATGCCAAGGGCGAGACGGTCGGCGGCGTGGAGGCCATCGTTGACAGCAAGTTTTTCGCCAAGCTGATTTCACACAGCAAGGTCGAAAAATACTGGCTGCAAGCGCAGAATGCCTCTGTTCATACGCAGTTGGAGCGCCAGCGCCTCGGCGGCAACTGGGGTCGCATCTTTGAGTTTGGCGATATTGTCTGGCGTGAGTACAAGGGCGGCTTGCCGGTCAAGAGCAACGACGGCAGCATTTCGACGGTCAAGAATGTCGATGACAACTCCGGCACGGTTTACCCGTCCGGCACGCAGTCGATGTTTCGCACTTTCGATGGTCCGGCCTACCATATCGACCGCGTCAATCAGGCTCCGGGCGCGGATGAGGAAGGTTCTATCTTCATCTCCACGAAGGAGCTGGACCATGGCGTCGGCCTCGAACTGAAATCGCAGTCGAACATGCTTGCCATCTGCAAACAGCCAGATTGCTTGGTGCAGGTCAAAACCTCGAACTAACAGCAAACGTCATCCGGTCGCCACCATGGCGACCGGATGCAGCCTTTGGAGATTGACCATGCCTGTCGGGGCTACCTTTCACAGCGTCCGCGATTCTGTGGTTTCGGCTGTAGACGCGAAGTTTGCCGAAACAGTCCGCTTGTCTCCCATGAGCGGCGGCGCGAAGGACCAACAAAGGCCGCAGCGCGAAATTTCGGCGGTCTTGCGTACAGGTGCCGAGAAATCGAATGCCGTTGACACTGCGAACCCCGCCGCATGGCAAGTCAAGATCGCGGCGGGCAAGGCCATGCTCTATATCGACCGCACGCGATATTCCGATATCGTTTTGAGGAAGCAGGACGCGGTGCGCGCTTTGGCCCGCCACGGGCAACCCGTTTTCGAGGTCTCGCTTGTCGATGACCGCAATCATACTCGGCTGATTGTCGAGCTTGTTCACAAATGACAGCATTGGTGAGGTCCCATGTCGCTCGTACGTGTCGCATTGCGCATCTCTGCCGTGGAAGCCCTGAAAGGGAGGACGCTGGTGGATGGCAATGTTCTCGATAGCCAGATTGGCGCGCTCGACGTTGCCGCCAACGGATCGCTGCACACGCCGCAGGAGAAGCCATTTATCTCTGTTTATACCGACGACGCCAAGGTGACGGACGGGCTAGAACTTCGCTCACTCACAAAGAGCGGCAAGGTGGACATCTTTTTCGAGGCCGGAATAGCAACCTCGCACGTTGTGACGGATGCCGCGACTGATGAATCCGTCATATATGAGGGCGTGCCGGCGACAGACGCGAATTTCGAATTCCATCTCGATTTAACGATGCGGCAAATTGCCGATACGCTCGCCGACCCGGATAACGATTGGTCGGCGATCTTCAATAGCCTCGTGCTTGGCTTCGGACAGTCGCAACGTTCTCGGGCAAGCGGCGATACCAATGGTGTCCGGCTAGCGGCACACCAATTGAAATTGACCGTGGATGCCGTCGCCGACCCGGTGCGCGGCATGCCCCTTAAAGCCAACTCGCCGTTGGCGCGGTTTTTCGCGAAGTGTGAAACGGAGCTTGTTTCGCGCTCGCCGGATATGGGCCGAAAGATCGCGCTCATGCGCGCGCAGATTTCCGGCGATGCCGACGAGCTGCAAGCCGCCATGCGGCGCTACGGCATGATCTACAGCGAAGCCGATGCCATGTTGATGACGCCTGCATTTGAGGTGACGCGATGATGAGTCTCGTTGAACAGCTTTCGGACATGATGCACCGAATTGCCGAGCTTGAGCGCCGCAACCGGAACCGCCGCCGGAAAGGGACGATTGCCGAAGTCAGCGACGACAAGAGCAAGTATCGGGTCAAGCTGTCCGATCAGAACGGCAAACCCTACCTCTCGCCATGGATAAAGGCGCGCACGCTTGCGGCCGGCGGCGTCAAGGTGGACGTGCTTTATCAGAAGGGCGAGCAAGTCGATGTTGTGTCCGAAAGCGGCGACATGGCCGACGCGCAGATAGATTTCTCCACCTATAGCGATGCGAACGCTCGCGAGAACAAGGATATGCCGCTGCATATCAAAATCGGCGATACCGTCGTGGAAGCCTCGGCCGATCTGGTCAAGGTGACGGGCGCAACCGTCATTGTTCATTCGCCGAACGTTCAGCTTGGCGGTGAGGGTGGCAAGAAAGTCGCACGCATCGGCGATAAGGTCGATGTTGGAGCTGGCTCGTCCAAGGGGCTTTGGCCCATTGTCGAAGGTTCGTCTTGTGTATTTGCTCAAGACTAATTTGCGCTGTGAAAAGCCGCCCATTTTGGGTGCCGGCAACGCCTGCAGTAGGTGTCTTTATCTTCCCAAGTTGAATTGCTGCGCTAGGTTGAAAATCGATATCCTGACGAGTGGTCAGATAGAGGTTCAGAATGAATAACCGCCAACCATTCGATCTCAATGCTTACGTGCGCGGCATCGGAACGAGACCATGCTTCATATGCGGCTTAGTGCGGAATGATCCGTCGTGTTTTCACCACCGCATTTTTGAGGATGATGAGACGATCATCTTCCTAAGCAAGTACCCAACCTTACCCGGTTATTGCCTTGTCAGTCCGCGAGGCCATCGCGAGGATTTGGCAGAAGATATGTCAAGGGCCGAATATCTTCGATTGCAAGAGAAGGTCCACGCGCTTTCTCGTGCCCTTAAAAAGGTGTTCGATGCTGAGCGCATCTATGTGCTTTCGCTCGGCAGCCGACAGGCTAACTCCCACGTACATTTCCATGTCGTCCCCTTGCCTTCGGGTGTTCCGCTTGAAGAACAGCAATACCATGCTTTGATGGCGGAGCATGGGATTCTGCACCTTCCAGAAGGCGAAATGGCTCAGATGGCGCGGGAAATAGCTGACGCTTTCCATGCAGAGATGATCAGCTCATAGCTGCCCACAGGTTCCGCGAGCCGATAGGAACCTGCTGCTGACTGCCGTGCAGGCGAGGAGCTTTGCGCCGCCGTTCGCCAATGTCGTTTCACCTATCAAAAAATGAAAGAGGTGCGGACCATGCCGGATTCGGCAGGACTAAACGTCGCAAGCGGCGGGTCCCTTAGCAATTGGGGCCATGTCGAGCAGTCGGTGCGCAAGATATTAAAAACCCCAAAACGGTCGCGCGTCATGCGCCGAAACTTCGGCAGTGACTTGCCGGAATTGATCGACGCGAAGATGACCCGCCGCAATGTTCTGGCCGTCTACTCCGAAGCCGCGCGTGCAATTCTGGAATGGGAGCCTCGCTATCGCATGTCGACGGGCCGGGTCACGCGAGCCGATGCGGACGGCTCGATCACGCTGGAAATCTTCGGAACCTATTACCCACGCGGCCATCGCGGCGACTACTCCATTTCGGAGAGCGCAAGCATCCGCGTCATCTATAGCGGGGC